TGCCAGTTCCGCAGCGATCCAGTCGGCAATCGACACGATGGAGTCCTGCAGGAGCTCGCTCGCAATCGTCACCGCGCCCGTGACCTTCTTCGCAGTCAGAGTCACCTGATTGGAAGTCGGGTCGCTGGCAGTGATGGCAGCGTTCTCATTGATCCAGTACGCGGTCGCACCGGCCGTCCGTCGCGGGAACAGCAGCACGTCGCTCGGCATCACCACGTTTGTGGCGTTCTGAGCAAAGGCCGAATACTGATCCACAAGCCGGACCACGGTCGATGACACCACGTCGGGCACGAAGGCCGCCCCCGTGGTGCTGCCAGTCGAGCCCTGGGCACGAGCCTCAATGCCGTGGTCTTGGCACCACCGCTTCGCGTCAGCGTCGCCGCTCTTGGCCTTAAACCACATGCCTGCCGAGTAGGCGTCCTTGGCGCTCTCAAACGCACGGAGCCGGCCCGAGAACGGCACCGCCTCAACGCGGACTTTCTCGCTACGCTCTTCGGTCACTTCGGGAGCAGGCGTGCAGCGGTCAACCACGCTGCGGAGATTCTTGGCCGACTCAGCCACCGACTTCTCAAAGTCGATCCGCTTGGCCAGCTTGCCGGCCTCGGTGTTCATCGCCTCGAGCTCAAGATCGCGCTCGGCAATCTTGTCGGCATCGGTGCTCTCGATCGCACGCACGGCGTCGATACGGTTGGCGAGGTTAACGGCCTCGTCCTGCAGCTTCTTGAGGTTGTCCACGTGGTATATCTCCGCCGGCGGTATTGCCGATGGATTCCACTGTGCCTCTAGCGTGCCGGCCTCTTGCAGAACCGGACTTCAGAAAGTGTTGTTTTCACAAACACCACGCCGCGAGCGCCGCACCTTGGGCAGCGCATGTAACGCTGTCTCTCTTCGCCGCATGCGCGGCTTGAGCGTGTTCGCAACTTCTCGCCGCAGGTGCAGCGGGCCTCAGACATTCTTGAGCCTTAAGGTGGCAGCCCAGGCGGCGGCGACGCCCCGCAAGGCCGAACGCGAACTAACCGCCCGAACTGCCGGCTCTTCGGCGGACTGCGATGCAATCCATGCCTCATACGAACGCATGGCGACGCTGGCAGACGTTGACGGGTACGCAGGCGTGAGCACTGGGCCAACGTCATACAGCCCGCTTACCTCGCGGATCTGGCGGATGGCTTGGCCGCCGTCGCCAGTTCGGAACGCTTCCCCGTCTTTGCCAACCGTGAACGAGAATGAACTGCCAGCAACGTCCTTGCGGGCGATGAGCTCAAGCACGTCGGCACGGCTCACGGGTGGAGTGACCACGTACCGCAGCCCCTTGCTGTCGCTGCTCAGTTCCAGCGTGCCGCTCGAAGTGCGGCCCAGCACGATGTTGCTGTCATGGTTGAACAGGGCCACCACGTCCTGCTTGCCACGCTGGCGGCTCAGCACCTTGTCGAAAGCACCCGGCAGGATTTCTTCCTTGAACCCGCCCAGGTCAAGGCTAATGCGGTTGTAGACGGCGGCGTAGCCGATGATGGCTGCCCGGCCGTCAGCACGCTGCTCAACGATGAGCTCGTCAGTATCGTCAAAGGCGAAGTCGCGTCGCTCAAGTTCCATCTGTCGAATCCTCCTGGGCGGTAGTCGTGTCTTCGGCCTCGTCTTCTGGCGTGCCGTCCGCCGGCTCGCCCGGCGTGTCCTGCGGCATCGGCTGCGGATCTTGCGGCTGTGGCTCGCCCGCCTTTTCTAGCGTGGTCATGTTCAACTGGATGAAGTGCTGGTCGCCTTGCGGGCCAATCGGGTTGAGGTTCTCGAGCTCACGAATCTCGTTCACCGTCATCCAGCCGTTCTGCAGGGCGGAAACGTAGTAGGCAGACCGGCTTGCGTGGTCGCCACGAAGCAAGCCACTCACGCTGTGCTCAGCGAAATACTTTTCATCATCAACGATGAGGTCACGGCTGATGGCCGCCTCCCACCGCTTCAAGTGCGGCAGCAGGCAGTGCTGCACGAACTCGGTGCCCTGAACTTCAATGTTGTTGAACGTGCTGCGGTCCAACATCTGGATCATGTGCGGCGGCACGCGAAACGCTCGGCAGATTTCAACCACTTGGAAAGCCCGGCTCTCAAGCATCTGGGCTGCTTCGTTTGAGCCGCTGAGCTCGTGGGCCTTTACGCCGTTAGGCAGCACAGCTGTGCGGAAAGCACGGTCTGCACCACGGTGCATCCGCTCCCACTGCTCGCGGAGTCGCTCGGCAGCCTCAATGGGAATCGGGTTGTCGCTCTCCAGCACAATGCCGGGCCGGGCACCGTTGCCGAAGTACGTGCTGCCGTGTGCTTCCAGGGCCTGGGCCAGGCCAATAGCGTTCTGGAAAATCTTGTAGGTGGGGATGGCCTTGATGCCGTCTTCGGTCGTGAACCGCAGGCAGAAAATCTGCTCTTGGCTGTAGATCGTCTGCTGCCCACTCGGCTCGCGGTAGCGATACCGCAGCGTGCCGTCAGTCAGCCGCTCAGCCTCCATGCGGGAACTGTGCAGCGGCCACAACTCAGACACAGCACCTCGAGCACCTGGGCGGATCTCGGCGTAGCTCGCACCGTAATGCAGGTACATCCCGGTCATCCAATCGCGGAACTCTTGGGCCGTCTGCCACGGGTTGGGCTGCATATGTAGCAGCCGGTATATCGGGTGGCTCGTGGCCTTGGCCTTGCCACCGTTGGCCAGCCGCTCAAAGACGTGCAGCGGCAGGCTTGATACCGCATCCGATATGACACGGATGCAGGCCGTGTACGCCGAGCACGCCATGGAGTTGTCAGCGTTGACTCGGATGCCGGAAGGCGTGCGGCTGGAACTTACCTCGGGCCAGTCAATGCCGCGAAGGTCGAACATCTTGAAGTCAGCGGCTGCGTTTTCGCTCATAGCGTCATCATGTCCCAGGACTGTTCTGTGGCCTTCTTGATGCTGTTCGTTTCCCAGCCGCCAAGCGCAAAGATCAGAGCGACAATCCCGTCAATCCGGCATGTGCTCTTTTTCTTAACAGGGCGAATGTCCTCAAAGGCTCCTGTCTCAACCGTCACGCCTGCAGCCATCCACGAGAGCACTGGGTTGCCTGCGTGGCGTATTTTCTGCTGAAGCACCAAGCTCTCCAGCAGTTTTGTAGGGCTGCTCATAGAGCGGAATCCCTGACCAAATGATTCCACAACAAGCCCCGCTCCTTGCAGTTCCACGCCCAACTGCACAGCGCCAGTCATGTCCATAAGCACCCGCTCAACCTGATGGCCCTGTGCGTACTTCAGCACGTATTCGCGTATCACTGCATGATCAATGACGTTGCCGCTGGTGGCCGTTATGTATCCAGAGTCCACCCAGTGCTGGAAAGGCTGCCGGTCTGTGCGCTCGCGCTCCATGATTAGGTCGCGCGGGCTGAACAGCATGGCGTCAATGTCGAAAGTCCCGTCTTCTTGCGGGAACAAAGCGACTACCGCTGACAAGTCTGTGCTCTTGCTTAAGTCCATGCCGATAATGCAGGGACGGCCAGACAGAGGCACTGGTGGAGGCAATGCGCACGCCGCCCACTTGTCTGGGTCTAGAAACCGATTGTTTGTCTCGGTCCAAATTCCGAGCGAGTAGCGGAGCCAGCCGTTGAGCTTGGTGGCCTTGTTTCGGGCTTCTGTCGCGTCAGCCGCAAAGGACTCCTCGGTCATGGTGATGCCCATGCCGGGGTTGCACCGTCGCCAGACTTCTGGCGAGAAGTAGTCATCTACGTCTTTTTTTGCGGCCCATATGCGTCCGTAAAATCGCGGATCATACGCAGGGTCAGCAATCACCTGCTCAGCGTATTCATGCTGTTCCCAGCAAATTGACTGCCTGTCGCTGCCTGCCGTGGTGATTGTGCAGATGAGCGGCTGCGGCCTGGAGCGTCCCGAGTACCGCAATGCTTCCCAGAGCTTCCTGTCAGGCTGTGCATGCAGCTCGTCAAAGAACACAAACGAATATGACGGGCCTTCGGCTGATCCGGCGTCTCGAGATATGACACGCAGGCTGCTGTTGTTGCTTCGATTTACAATCGTCTTGCGGCTGTCGATTACCTCAAGCACGCCTCGCAGTTCAGGCGAACCAAGGATCATCTTTGCCGTCTCATCGTAGATGATCGCCGCTTGGTTGCGGTCTTTTGCCGCAATGCAGCCAAGCTCTCCGACGCCTTCCATCACAAGATGCCAGATCGCTAGGCACGACAGCAGCGTGCTCTTGGCATTCTTTTTAGGCACCTCAAGGTACGCGACTCGATAACGGCGAAGATTGTCCTTGTCCTTCCATCCGTACAGCGGTCTGATCACTTCGTCAGCGTGCCACTCCAGCAGCGTTACTGGTTCGCCGGCCTTTGCGGTCGCGCCGTCTTTCGTGTGGACGCAGACGCCTTGCAAGAAATCAATTACGAGCTCAGGGTCTGCGGGGTCGTAATGGAACCCGTCAACCCACTCACGCTTTCGTGCGGCGGGCAAGGAATTTTGACAGTGTGCTTTCTTCCTGGGCATCCGGCTCCACCTTTAGGCTTGTTCGTGACGCCGGCGACAGGCCAAAGTCGTTCTCTAACTGCCGCAACTGCGTCGCTAACTTGTTCGCTATCGACACCTCTGGACGCTGTGCGATGTATTTAATCTCTCCCTTATCGTTCAGGATGGGGTAGGTATCGCCCTCAGCCTTGAGCTTTGCACGTGTTGCAAGCCACCATTCGTATGTATCGCAATATCGAGCGAGAGCTTCGGTGTCAGCGCGAGTCATCACCTTGACTGACTGAAGAAGCGGCAGTAGCTCTGCCCACTTAACTGATGCAACCTCCCCCAAGTGGGAAGGCATCACAACGCCATCGGCTGGCGGGAGCGGCTCCTGCTTGCTGATCGTTCTTCGGCCGGGATTGCCTCGCATGATCTTGAGTTGCGTAGGCTGCGGACGCGGACCCCTCTTCCCCATGCTTCCTCCTCAAGGCACAGCCGCAGCTGCCCTTCTGGCTTGTTGCCCTTCGTTCCATTGCATTGGCGACACAGACACTGCGAGTTTTCAAACACGTTGCCTGGGCTGCTTGGAACAGAAAGCGGAATAATGTGATCGTGCTCCGCGTTTCTTAGCTCAAAAGCGCCAGACGCTGAATCTCTTCTGTATTCTTTATTACACAGAACGCCGCACTTCTGGCATTTCCATCCGTCTCGCTCAAGCACTTTTACCCGCGTGCATGCGGGGTCGAAGGTTACGCCAAACACCTTGCAGCGCTTTCTGAGAGACGTTGCAATTGAACTTGAAGAAGCCCTTTTGATTTGATCGCGGGTAGATTGTCTCCTTGGCCTGCTTTGCCCCCACCTGTGATCATGGTAGCACTCAGGGCAGCAGTATTTTCCTTTGTTCTGCCATTGATTTTTAGTGACGTGCTTCATGCGAAAGCTCTTTCCGCACTTAGGGTTTTGGCATACGTGCGGAGGTGGGTATCTGGACTCAGAGCATTTCGTTGAGCAATAGGGCTTCCATTTCTTCACTTTGCTTTTTCTGCGAGAAATCATGTTGCTGCAAAGCGGATTGCTGCACTTGATAACAATCAGGCCGGCGCGGCGGCAGCATTTCATGGAGCAATACTTTTGAACGGCTCGTCCCGACGTAAACGAGACGCCGCAGCCACTGCAGCTGTGCTGATGTTTGGCCTTATCGCCCCCTCGTCGGCCTGAGCGTGCCCTGAATGCTAGGCGGCATTGCTTGCACCTTTTTGGATTTCTTCCGCAGGTGCCGTTTCTTGTAATGCTGGTGCCGCAATCAACGCAGGTGATGCACATGCGTGCAGTCTGCGTGTCTAGTCAAGCATTTCGGACCTACCCCTAAGCCAAAACTTGCACTCGCACGCTCACGTCAGGACTTCTGGTTTTCCTCAGACGCTACCGGCGCTCGCAGACCCGCCCTCCCCACCTCGCCGCTCAGCGTTGGTCTTCCTGCTGTGGCACGACACGCACAGGGCCGCACCGTTCTGCACGTCATAGCGTCGCTCCGGTGCCACGCTCACTGGTACTACGTGATCTGCGTGCATGTCACGGCCATAGGCCACACGGCCGCAGTCAACGCATTGCCAGTGGCATCTGTTCAGCACCGCTTGCCTCCACGCCTTGTGGCTGGCTGAGCAATAGCCACGGGCTGCCGCGTTGGGCCTGGCCTCTCGCATGCGAGGGCCAAGACGCAGCGGCCTATGGCTGGGGATCTTGGTAGGCACGTCTAGCTCTTCAGCATCACCACGCCAGCGGTGCCCGTGCTGTTGGTCGTGGCCGAGACGATCTTCAGGTACTCAGCACCGAAGACTTCATCAGGCAGGGCATACGCTCGCCCGTCCGTGCTCGAGGCCGCAAGCGTGAGGTCAGCCACGCTACCGTCAGGCTTGTAGAGTCGGCGAAAGGTGCCGGCCGTGCTCGTGCCTACCCACATCTGGAGCGTGGCGGCGTTGGTGCTCATGGTGCCCAGCGTCACAACAGCACCAGCCACGTCACGCATATCAAGCGTGGTAGCTGATGCCGTGGCCGTGTGCAGCGTAATGTCGATGTCTCGGCTCTTCCGGCTCAGAATGTTGTCGGCCATGGGTAGCTCCTGGGTGTGGTTACTGTACGGGAATCTGCGGCAACTCTTGCAGATACGTCGCGGCGTCAATCTCCTCTATTACGCCGCTGCTGAGTACCGATGCAAGCATCTGAGCCGACGCCGCGTACTCACAGAACTCCTCAGACGTAGCCAGCATGATGCGCCCCTGCGTGTCTCGCGGGGCAACGGCCGCCGGGTCAATGCACGTCACCGTTTTCGTCTCGGGGTTGGGGTGGCCCCAGACAGCATCAAGCGTGGTGCGGATTTGCTCATACGCTTCATCGCCAGCCAGACATCTGAAATATCTCATGCGACGGTGATTCCCCACTTACTGCCTAGGTATTTCCGGATGGTTGATCTCTGAGCAGAAAGCGCGGAGCCATAAATCAGGAGCTCAGCAAACCTTCCATTCCAGTAGAAACCGCTAGAAGTTGAGCCTAGGTACTGAATGCTTGCGGCGCGTGACGTTCCGCTGCCAGAAGCGACCTGCGTTCCGTTTACTGAAATAAGCCTTGAAGACTGAGAGATTACGTACTCAAGGACAAACCATGTATTGAGCGAGTACGTACCTGCCGTACTGCTTACAGCGGCAGCACCATCAAAGTGAATGAAGCCAGTGCTGTTGTCTGAGTTTGACGAAAGATATGGGTTGAGTGTTCCGCCTTCTAGCATTACTTGAAAATTGCCGCCGTGATATCCAACGATAAACACTGTATAGCCACCAGTGCCAAGCGAGATAGCAGACGCAGTTGCCAGCCTGTCGTTTGATCCGTCAAACGTCACAACGCTTTTGCCGTTTTGCGTGTCGGTGCGAGATGGCTGGTTGTTCGAAGTCGCTTGGACGAAATGATTTCCGCTACCGCTGCCGTCGCTCCACTGAGATACTCCAGTGCCGTTGAGCGTGAATGTGGAAGCGTTGGCAGCATCCAGCCACAGCTTGAGCCCGCTGATGCTCTTCGGGTTAAATCCCCTGGCTCGCGGCCTCAATAGTGTCGGACTCATCCCCATGTCTTAGTTCTCCTGCTGTTCTGCTGCTCGAGGCTGTAGGGCATACAGCAGCCGCGTCTGCTCGCTCACAGCCTTGCTGATCTCACGCTGCGTCTCGCTCAGGCTCTTCACAAAGGCCCTGTGCTCCTCAACAAGAGGTAGCAAAACATCGGCGCGAAGCACCCAGCCGCAGGCAATGGCTACCAAAGTGGGAAATCCCCACCGCTCCATAATGCTGTACAGCGTTTCCTTTGCTTGGTCGGTCACTGCATGGCCTCCAGCATCTCGGCACGATTATCCAGCCACCGCTGCACGATTTTCTTGACGATCTCGCTGATGATGGCCGCCAGGATGATGCTGGCCAGAAAGCCCATGCCGTACTCACGCTCCTGGCGTTCAAGTCGGCGGGCGAAGTGCTTGGCTACCACCTCGGTTTGCTTGGCATCGCACTGGTACAGCACCGGAATGGGCCATTCCCTCAAGGCCCGCTCAACAATGCGGCCAACACGCTCACGGCCAATCAAGTGCTTGCGCATCGGCAGCGAGCTCCACACGTCAGCAACGAGTTCTTCCCGTGTCATTTCTTGCCCGTTCCTTTGCAGACAGGGCAAGGCAGGGCAATACGGCCGTCGCCAATGGTGCCCGTGCCATCGCAGTTGTCACACTTGTCGCTGGCCGGCGTCGGGGCGATCTCGTGCCGCAGCTGCGTCACCATGCGGGCTGTCTCGCAGGCCATGTCAGCGGATACGCCGTGGTCGTCGGGCAGAGTGGCCACGCATCCAATCAGCACGACAACGAGGCAGATAAGGAATCTCACAGCACACCTCGCAGCCAGTTGTCAGGCATCGCCGTTGGCTTAAATCCGCTGTACCCGGCGTAAACGTAAGAATCGCGTCCACTGAGCATGCGGTCGCACACGTCGGCATCCACCCAGAAAGAACATTTACGGACGACATCCGGCATCGTCTCGGGGAAGTGCTTGCCAGCCGTGTTGCTGTCGCCCCACGAGTTGGCACACAAGAGGCCGGGCCGCTTGCCAAAGCGCACGCCGATAAAGCACATGGAGTGCCACCAGACGCCACCCGGCTTGCAAAAGCCGTCAGCGTCTCGGCTCATGCTAAAGCCCTGGCCGCTGCACACAACACACGGGTAGCCGTTGCTGATGGCTTTCGCCGCCTCAGCAAACGACGTGGCTAGCGTTGTCTCAGAGCACCGCCGCTCTTTGGAAAACGGCTCAAGCACGTCGGGCACGCCGTTGCGGCCCCAATCGCGTTCCCGCTGGCTGCTGTGCTTCTCAAACACGGTGCCGCCATAGTCCACGCCGTAGTGCAGGGCACCGTAGTCGCGGACGCTCTTGGCAGCGTGGAAGCCAGTGCTGCCATCGCCGCCCGTGTTTGACTTCTGGCCGCGAGCCTCGACGCGCGAAAAACCATACAAACTGGCCTCGATCGTGCGGCCGTTCCACGCTTCGGGCTCTTTCCGCCAATGGATGTCCGTCGCAGCGAGCACGTCTACTGCGAGCGACGCGCCCCAGCCAACGCAACTTCCAACGTTTCCTTGCGAGCCTCGACGCCAGGACGGCATGCACTGAAGCAGGGCCGGGTAAAGCATCACGTCTTGGTCGGCGGCCTTGAGATCAGGCCCGGCTGATGCAAGCGTTGGGTGCGGAAGCGTTGCCACGAACGCCTCAGAACCTTCGGGGTCGGGCACATAGCCCATGCCGTGGTCAGCCATGCGTCAGCCTCCGTTGACGCCGGCCCACGCCACGGCCTTGGCAAAGGCTGCGTAACGGCTTCGCACGTCAGCCGTGACCGAAACCACGTCCACGCCAATAGCCTGCCCGTAGGCGGCCTCCACGGCCTCCCTGAGCCCCGCCACTGAGCCGGGCGCGTGCTGCCCGATGCGCCGCCATGCTATGTCGATGGCCAGTGTGGTGAACATTCGCAGCGAGCGGGTATCAGTAAACACCACTTCTGTGGTCACGGCATCGCCGGCCACGACGGTGGAGGCCTTGTTCCACGTTTGAGCCCATAGCATCCGGTCGCCCATTGGCAACGCCTTGAGGGACTCGGCCACGGGCTTCACCAGCTGCTGCATCTCCACGCTCGGCGTCTCCACGTCCACAGTGACGGTCGGAGCCGTCGGAAGCTTGGGCATCGGGATCTGGCCCCATGCCGCCGCGAGAATCAGCAACGCCGCTGCGATCCTGCTAAGAGCGGAGCGTTCGGCGTAGCAGGCTTCGGCGGCCTGAGAAACCCAGCCGGCGATGGTTTTCCGGTACGGGGCGGCCAGCAGAGCAACCGCCGCCACCACGGCAACAAGGCGAATGATTGAATCATCGCTCAACGGACGGCCTCCACTTGGAGCAGGCACCACCGGACCAAGGCTTCGCCTTGCTTAGTCTTCAGCAAGTCGCCAAGCAGACGCACCAGCTGGTCATCGGCCTGGGCGTTGGTCTTGGACGCCAGCCACTCCGAAGCCTCGCTGACGATGATGCTTCGCTTGTACGGGTCTGCCTCGTTGATAAACCGCTGGCCGTAGCCGATGAGCGGCGACCAAGTCTGTAGAAGGCGAATCTGGTCCCAAATCGACAGGCCGGCACCGTACTGCTCGAGCTCGGCGGGCGTGGCTTCATACGATGGCATGGCTAGTCCTCCGCTTCTGATTGTGCCTCGCCGTCCTCGTCTCCTTGCAGTGGCGGCGTCACGTTCACGATTTCGTTCATCCAGTCATAAGCGGCGTCGTAGGCGTCCTTGGCTTCTTGGTGGGCTTCCTTTCGCTCCAGCCGAAAGGGCTGCTTGAAAACCTCTTCATCCAGCAGCTTCCCGTTTCCATCGGTCATGTAGATGTAGGCGTACAGCTGCCCGTATTCGATGACGATTCGCCGCAGCACGTCTTCCTTGCCTCGCGGGGCGTTCATGGTCGTTCCTCCCACACGTCACAGTCGCCGTTGTATTCCACGTCGATTTGCGAACGAGTCGCGCTGTCGAGCGGTATCCGCTTCATGGAAAACGCTTGGGACTTCACGACTCGCCGCTCTTCTTCCACGTCTTTGCTCCACGTCGCTTGGATGCGAATGCACGCCTGCTGAATCTCTGTCGTTGTGGGATCTCGCTGCCGTAGTGGCTTTGCCCTGAGCTTCCTGTCGTGGCGTCTTGGCAACTCCCACACCACGGCCAGGCGGATGACCTGATCGCGGGAAATCGTCCAACGCTCACACAGTGCCCGCATGGGCATGTGAGTCATCCAGTCTGCGTGGAACGCGGCCACGCTTATGGTTGAGGTGATTCCGCGCATGGCTCAGGCATCCAGCTCATCAGCATTCGTTGCGACGGGTTTAGGTACAAGTGCTGGCCCGTCGCTCGTGAGATGCTTTGATGGAACCGAACGTGCTCGCAGTCCGTCGTGCCGTCGTACGTTCCCTTGAGATAGGCATCGGTGCGGTAGATGCACATGCCCCCAAACGCAGACGAGACAAGCACGGGAGGCGAGCCAACTGGCGGCAGCCATGTGTAGCCGAAGCCACCGTACCCATTTTGGTACGTGTCCCAGTAGCAATCGACTTGGCCTACGCCACGCAATGCCCACAAGTCGTAGTGATGCCACTGCGGCCCATGTCCGAAGTCGTACTGAAACAGGCTGGCACTGGCCATGCCGTATGCACCTTGCAACTCAACGAGCCAGCCAAAGCCATTCAGCACGCCACTGTGGTTCCAACCGCCCCACGCATCCCAGTCGATGACAACCACATAGTCCGCGTCTGGCGAACACGCACGCACCCAGCGTTGGCATGAGTCGCGGTACTCTGCCAGGGCGATCGTGCGACGGCCAGCGAACTCAGCACCGTGTTGCTCGCGGCCCAGAATCTGATAGTGGAACGTGGCTTGTGGCTTTTCGCGGCAGTAGTCATGCAGCACGTCTAGCGTGGCATCTTCGCAATCGTTGCTCTCAATGTGCAGCGACCACGAGCCGCACAGATCCTGCAGCTGCTCGAGCAGGCCAAGGTTCTGGGCGAGTCGCACCGCGCAGTTGCGGGCCAGGCCGACGAAAGCCACGTTAGAGTTTCGCAGCCGGGCCGCGCCTTCTTCGGCACGCCGGGAATAGTCCTGCGAGAAGGGCTCGTGCGGGTGCCACAGGCGCTCTGGCATCTCAGGCATGCACGCCCCGCTTTCGGCACAGGGCTGCCGCCACGTCTGGCGGAACTTCTGCACGCTTGAGAAAGGCCCAGACTTCCACCATGTACCGAGAAGCGTCAGGGCCAGTTCTCGACTTCTCGCCGTAGCCGGCATCGTCTTCCGTGAAGATCGCCCCAGGCTGCGGAACGTACACAGCACCACCAAGAGCAGCCACGACCGCGTACCCGATGGCGTCAGCCCATGGCCCCATTCGCCAATACTCAAGCTCACAAAGACGCATGAGCCAGTCGTGCCTGATGGCAGAGCCAATGCCAGTCTCAACCGGCAGGGCATCGCTTAGCAGGCGTTCACGAACAAACAACGCAGGCATCGTCACCTGCTGTGAAGGCTCAGCACACCTGACAATGCCATGCGGCCACTTACCTGGCTTGCGGCAATAGTAGTCATGGAAAATCACAGCAGCCTGCCGGTGACGCATGACACTCTGAACCACACCTGGCATCAGCTCGTCATCTGCACTGAGGCTAACGACGTGCGAGCCGCCCAAAAGCTCAAACTCTTCCGCTGCTTTCTGTTCCCAGCACTTGGCCTTCTCGGCGTTGTGCTGAACCCATACGCAGTCGTGCGTCATTTTTGCAGCGTCAGCCACGGCTAGGCTGTCATCGGTGCTGGCATCGTCAATGACACCCACTTCAACTGGGCTTTGAGACGCAGCTGAATAGATGGCAGCGCCGAGCGTCGCGGCGTGGTTTCGATTCGGGATGTAGACGCTGACGCCAAATTTCATGGTATTTCCTTGCGGCCGATGAAGAGCATGCGGCCCTTCTGGTCTACGCTTGTGGTGAACGAGTTAAAGAGCAAAGCCACACGGTGGCGAGACTCAGGCGCAAGTTGCTCAAAGTCGTGGATGATGAGCGTGGTACACAGCGAAGCGGCCAGGACGTATTCGCCAACGACAGACTCACCGTGCCGGGCATCGTGAAAGATCACGCCGTACCGCAAGCCGAGGGCTTCAGCGTTTCGCAGGTACTGGCCAGCGTCAGCACGTACGGGCGTGATGTTGGCGAGGTTCAGCCCGGCCCAATACATGACGCGATCATGCTCTGGAACCGTGTCGCACAAGTCCACCGCAATGACGCTGGCCTGCGATGCTGCCATCGCAATGGCGGCGGCGGATATGCCAGCGTGGCTGCCAAGCTCAAGGATGTTTCCAGTTGCACCAGCACAGGCTTCGCAGATTTCCGCGATGTGTCCGCGCGATGTTGTCATCGGGTGCGAGTCATCAACTGAGGCAAGGTATTCAGTGTGATTCACGACACACGCACGGTAGTCCGTGCCTCCTGGCCGTACGACTTCTCCACCACCAAGCGGCCTACCAGAGAGTCATCGCCAATCACGTCCTGCAGCGCGTCGAGCACCGCCTTGGCGATGTTGTCCACGTCGGGCCTGGGAAGCTTTGGTGCGTCGGGTTTCACGCCGGCCTTCCGCATGTGCGACTTCGGCCGTTCAAAGACTGCATCAATCACCACGTTCAGCACCTCGCCTGTTGTCGTGAGCCCGGCACCTCGAGCAGCTGCTGCGATAGCCTCGCGGTACGCATGCACCGGGTGCTTGCCTGGCACGTACGCACGGGCAAACCCGCCCGCAGTCGAGACTCGTGGCCTCGGCTGTGCGACGGGCTGCCCGGCGACGGTGAACGACACGGCGTGCATCAGCGATAGCGGATGACAGCGAACCAGCGACGGGCGACGGGCGAGTAGGCCACGCCTTCCTCAACGATGACACGCTTCCCAAAAAAGCAGCAGTTGCGCCGGGCCTGCTCAGGCGTTGAGCCGGTGCCAATCCCCTCGTACTGGCCGCAACTGCTGTGAACCAGCGAGCCACGGCGAGCGATCACGACGGCGTGATCCTGGGCACTGATGACAGAGCCACGACGGGCCACCACGGTGGTGTCAGCGTTGGCAACGGCCGCGAACGCCAGGGCGGCGAGAAGCAAAAAGAAACGCATAGCAGTCCTCCTGTGACTTGGAACAAATCCACAGCCAGCAGGATGGCAAACGTGTCAAGCCAAACGAGATATGCGGCAGATAATCCGCGTTAGCGCGGCAAGCCTGCGGCTAGCGGCTGCACGGCGCTGACGGCTTGGAGATATACGGCCAGCGGTGGCGGATATACGGGTCCGCATACTTACTGGTTCTATTGCTCACCGAAACCTGTTGAACTTCAGCGGGGCAGGATGCTGCCGCCACTCTTTTCGCAGGCCCGCCTCTCCGCCCTCGTCCACTGTGGACTCAAGCGGGTGAACGACATGCACCGCTTCGCCCGTCTCGGTGTCGCACCACACGACATACTCAAGCGGCACGCCGTTGGCGTCGAACACATCGCAGTCAAAATCTTCAGGAACTTTCAGAATCACGATTCATTCTCCTACGCTCGCAATAGAACCAGCGGATGAAGCGGACGGCGGGGCCGCCGCTTATCCTGCGTGTTATCCGTCCCTCATTCCGTCCAGCGTCGGCCACGGCTTGTCCGCTCCGTATGCCGTCCTGCAACCCACGGTCACGATAGAGTTCGTCTCGCAGTCCCAAATCTGCCACCACTCGACAGAATCCATTTTGCCATCCGACTCCAGCCGGGCAGCCTTCTCAAAGGCCTCCTCCTCGGTTTCGTGCGACGAGATGAAATCGTGGAACCCGCCGCGGGCGTAATAGCATGGTCCGCCAAGCAGGATGAAACGGTGTGCCACCTGCGGATAACCACGCGATGGAATGGACTGCTCGGCGTCGTCTGTCATGGTGTCATGCTCCTGTGTTCGCAGCCATTCATCTCTGGCGTTCTGTGGCTAAACGATCCGCTCCAGCAGGCTTTTCAGTGTCGCCGCAGCCTGCCTGCTTCGGTCCTTGTCCTTTGGTTTTAGGTCGTGCCAGCCGACGCACAACGTCTTTGATGCCCATGCAATCGCGTCCCGTTCGGCCTCTGTGATCACCAGCCGGTCAGCGTCATTGCGGAGAGCGGCCATCTTTTCCATGTGGTCAAGCAGCATCCGATCAAAAACTATGTCACTCATGTCTCTCTTCTACGCTCACAGAACCAGCGGATGAAGCGGACCGCCGGCTCGTCCTCGGGCCCGTGTTGCATGGCTCCTCTCGCCGCCTGCTGTCGTAGTGCTTCTCCCTCACCACCTTGGCCCGATGCTCAACCCACGGCGACAACGCCAGCCCGTTCAGCGATGCAGTATCGTCTTCTGGCGTCGGTGCTTCGGGCTCGTCAGCCGGGTGCAGCGTCCTTCTCGGTAACTTGTACCGCTGTGCCCACTTCGTCACGGTGGAATAAGCAACGCCAAAATGCTGGGCAATCTCTGCGGTTGGCACGCCTTCAGCCCACAGCTTGTGCAGAAGCACGAGATCCGCCCGCGAGTGGTTGCGTGATACGTCGCTGGCCTTCATGCGTCCTCCGCCAGTGGCATGATGACTCCGGTGTACGGGCCGCAGCGAAGAAGCACGCGGCTCTGAGCGTCCTTCGCGTACACGTCAACGTGCGGCTCTTCGTCGGCTGGCAGGTTCGCCAGAAACTGGGCCAGAAACTTCGGGTCAAGCTTGGTGCTCGCCGTCGAGCCAGCCGCGATCGTCGGGCAGACAACCCGGCTTTCCCCGTACTCGCTCGAGCGGCCAACGAGCACCAGCATGCTGGCGGTCCACGTCAAAGAGATGCCCTTGCTCTGCTCACTGGTGACGATGGACGCAGACCGCACCGCCTGGAGCAGCTCAACCACGTCGATTACGGTAGGCTCGCCTTCGGCCTCGCCAACAACGTCACGCCAGCGTGGATATCGGCCGTCAACGAGCCTGCCCGTGATGGTGCAGCCGTCCAGCGAGAAGCGGACTTCTTTGCCGTTGGACTCAACCTGCACGCTCCCGTCACCCGTGGCCATGCTTGCCACCGTAGCCAGTAACCTGGCCGGCACGATCGTCTGCGAGGCGTCAACGGCATCGTCGCTCTCAGTCTCCACGCACGCCAGCCGGCGTCCGTCAGTGCCAACCCAGTGCTGCCGAGAACCGTCTGCGGTTGATTCCACGTCAAGCATGACGCCGCCCAGTGCGTAGCGGCTGGACTCAGAGTCCGTGGCGTACGTCGTGGCCTTGGCAGCACGGCAGAACTGATCCGCCGGCAGGCGGCAGACAGCCTTGAGATCGCCAGCGTCCCACGTCGGAAACTCTGCTGCGTCCTCGGTTGGCAGCGTCCACGATCCAGAGCCGCACTTCACAGTCACGCTGGACTCGCCAACCTTCAGCACCACCTCGTCGCCGCTCGCGGCCCGCAGGATAGCGTTGAGCCGATGAGCGGGCAGCAGCATGGCTTCGCCGTGGTAGTCAATCTCGCGGTCGATACGCACCTCGAGATCCGTGCCCGTCAGCAGCCCGTCACCGAGTCGGACGTTGCCCAGGATGGGCTTCGCGTGCCTTGTCGGGACAGCCTTGAGCACGTCGGCCAGGGCCGCCCTGAGCGTTGAGGTTGCCAGCGTGATTCCACTCGTCTTCCGTTCTTTCGTTGCAGTTGCCATGAGTCGATTCCTTTCGTGGCTTTAATGCGACACCTACCAAAATCCCGAGAGCGAAAGTGCCCGCGAGAAGTGTTTCCCCGATTGCCAACCAGACGAAATCAGTGAGCGTCATAGCCCCTCCTCGTCTTCCAGCAGCGGCCAGCCCTTCGGCTCTTGCTTGGCTTCAATGTGCTCGAAGTAGCACGCCTGCCTGACGAGCCGTGCCCGCAGTTCGTCGTTCTCGGCCTTAAGCGTCTTGATGGACGCAATGGCAATCCCGATGGTGCGAGCGTTCGCAACGAGCGAGTCGTGCATGCTCCAGTTGTCAGCGTCTTCGCTCGCGTGGATGCAACCACCCTGCAGACGCAGCAGACGCTTGATGAGTTTTTCTGTGGTCATGTTCGCACCCTGATTCCTCGTGACTTGCCCGGTTCGCGTGTAATCCAGCCCTTACGCTCCAGCTGCTCGAGCATCACCGTCACAGCGTGCGGCGACTTGTAAGAGAGCCCTGCCGCGATCTCGCGGACGCTTGGCCCCCACATGCCGGCGGTGGATGCAATGAACTCGTATGCCCGCTGCTGGCTGGGCGTGAGCGGCAGACGCTCAATGGTGGTGGTGTTTTCTGGGGTCATGTGCCCTCCTTGGCGGCTGCAAGTTTTCTACGGGTACGGTCAAACGCTTCGGCTACGTCGCCGGTGAACGCTTTTGGTGGCGGTGGCGAGTCCGCGAAGTCTTTGCTCTCATGCTTCCGCCTTTTGCGGTTGTTCCACTTCCCGCCCAAAACCTCGTCAACAAAGCCCGGCTTGCAGAACTGGTTGAGAGTCACCGGGTCATCGAAGTACAGGCACTTCGGCAGGTGTCCGATGGCCTGAAGTGCTGTTTCCATCCATCCGTCCTCCGACAATGCGGCCATCACGGTGTCCGATGGCCTGGACGATCTCCAGCGGACTCCGCAACCGGCGTTCCATGCCTCCCGCAGTGCCGGCCAATCCTTCGCTCGTGCGGAAGAAGAAGTACCCTTCATGGACATGGACATGGGAGCATCTGCCTGAGCAATGCTTGGGCATGTGCGTTCGCATTGCTCGGGCATATCCGTTCGCATTTCCGGCGGTTTGTCAGGCTCGGTTAGGTCACCGTCTGACACGCCGGATTCCCAACGCTTGGAGGCGGACTGACGAGCCCGCTCGCTCCGTTCGTGGGACTTAGACCGTTCGTGCTCCAGGCGGATGTTCCGGCGCTTGCCGTCCTTCCACTTCGGAAACTTCTCCTGCACAACAACCCAGCACCCGGCTAAGCCCGGCGAGATCAACTCGAGCCGCGTGGCGTCATCGGGCAGCACTCCCTGCTCCCACTGGACGATCAGAAGCGTCATGTAGTGGCCACGTTCCTCCGCCGTCCAACCGCTGGTGGCGGTTAGAAAGTCGCGGCCGAAGAATGGGAACCAGCTGCTCATGTGCCAATCCTGTATTCGGGAGCACACCACTCGCTTTTCCACTCAAGAGGCTCGCTTAATGCGAACATCTGGTACCACTCGCGGAAGTAGGCCAGCGCGATGTGCTCACCCTCGATGACGACCGAGTTTTCCCTACTGCGAGTTCCGTTTGCAGTTGGGTTAAATGAGCCCGTCCATACGGCCTTTGGCTTTGGTCGCCACTGATAAAAAGGATCTTCACTTTCAAGCTCCAGCAAGTCGCAAAACACGAGGAACTTGTGGTGCATTCGTGGAAAGGCTGGGTGCTTGTCCGAGTTATGGTTCCCTACGCAACGGACAGGCTCCATCTCCCCCATGTCCATGCAAACGCTAAGCTCTGGCATTTCCGCCACCTTAGCGCAATCATGCCTCCCTATCCGGCATGAAAGCGTGGAATACAAGCGGTGTAGACGAGATTTCCAGCCGCGAGAAGACACTGCATCTGGGCGCAGAAAATCCTCTTTCTGGCATATGATTTGGCAGCCGCACTGAACGCATCCGAGCGACTCAATGACTCGCTCGTGCGTCAGCCACGCACAGCAACCAACAACAAACTTGGACTGTGATATGTGGTACGCCAATGGCGAAGCCAACTCGCCAAAGTACGCTTTAACATTTACGCCATCGTCGGCCCATGGCGTGTTGTCCACGTCAACGTCCGGACCGTCTGCGTTTACTATCGAAACTTTCGTGAAATCAAAAGTCATACTGGATTCCTTTCCATTCCGCCGTGCCTGCCATGCCTTACCGTGCCGCAGCTAGCCGCGACTGCCGGGCCGCGCCGCGCCTCGCCTATCCTCGACCTGCCACGACTGCCGTGTCCCGCCTATCCGTGTCCCGCCTAGCCGTGCCTGACGTGCCTATCCATGTCATGCCGCACCTTTCCATGCCTGCCGATCCATGCCTTGCCGGGCCGGGCCACGCCTAGCCTGCCGCGACTAACCGCGCCGTGCCGATCAATGCCCTGCCTAGCCGTGCCTGCCAAGCCAAGACGGACCAGGCCGCGCCCTGCCTAGCCACGCCTGCCTTACCGTGCCGAGCCGGGTCGTGCGATGCCTGCCTTGCCGTGCCATGCCATGCCGGGCCTCGCCTGTCCTAGACTGCCACGCCTATCCGCGACGTGCCGTGCCGTTCCTGCCTCGCCTTGCAATGCCGCGCCACGCCATGCCTGCCATATCACGCAACCGCCTGCTCCTGTTTGGCCTCAACTTTGTCAATGGCACGAAAGATCGGAGACAGCTCGCGGAGCCGCTCGTACTTTCGACGCCACCGCTTTGCCTCGCCAATCGCCTCGTTGACCAACTCCGAACGCATGTCGTCGTCAGTCATCACGTCAGCGAACGAGCGGTAGCCGCCGCCGGGTTGCACCCGGTCGCTGGCCACCGACACGTATGCTCGAACAGGCTCCTGATCCGAGTGCGGAGACGGCAGCACAGTCACCGCCACTCGAATCACACGACGCGCCTGCTCCAGCCGAAACTCCGCCGAAGCCTTTGCGTCGTTCCATTCAAACTCCCCGTGGAGCGCGGTCCGCTTGTTGCGGGCAAACGCAACCACATCCTCTGGCCTTAGCAGCCCTCCATGCTGTTGGCGAATGTGCTCAAGCTCGCCCGTCACCGACAGCCGATGCTCGTTCATGCCTTGCCTCCTTCGATGGAAAACGTGCCCCAACCCATTCCAATCCCGTTCTTGGAACTCGGCCGCCCCTCGCCCACGCCCACCTGCATCCCGGCCCGCATCAGCAGGTTGGTAATGTCAGTCAGCGTGAACAGATCCGCGTCAAACGTCACGCGGAGAGTGGTAGACCACCCGGCGTCGAACATCGCCCGCACCCGGATGTCGGGCTGACCGTTCGCGTTGCGAACCGTGTGCTCGACGTGCTTGGGCTTTCCGTTGATTCGCACCAGCGGCTGGCCCTCCGACTTGTCGAACCCGTGCGGCTCAATAAAGACCGCCTTCTTTGCCTTGGTCTTGTGGAAGTCCACGAGAGTGCAGGCCTCCACCATCGCGTGCCGAAACGCACTGGCTGGAATGCCAGACCAGCCCTCGTGGCTGATGTGCTGAGCCGCGATAAAGAGCCCGTCAAAGTCCTTCGCCTCCCGCTTCTTCCCCTTCTTGGCAGTTGAGCCAGCGGCGTGATTTGCCCGCAGGATGTTCCGGGCCTTCTCGCCAAACGCCAGTTGCACGTACGGCGCAGTTCCGACCACCCTAAACTCGGCAGACTTGAAGTTTGGTGCAGTCACTCGCACCGCCTGCTCGCTGCCCATTGATTCAAGAGCCTCAGCCACACGATTTACGTGGCCATTCGTTGATGCTTTCGTTGCCTTCGTAGCCATTGCTATCTCCTTTGCCTTCGTTCCCTTTCGCCATCCTCTGCCGCACGTCAACGAGACGCCGCAGTTGCTTTCCAAATCACCGCCATCCGCCCGCTGATCGTCCGCCTGGTGCCGGCCTCCACGATCAGGCCACGCCGTGCCAACTCACCTCGACGTGGCCGCACGGTGCTCGGGTTCATCTCGAGCTCGGTCGTGATCTCTTCATCAGTGCTCGGCGTGCGACAAATGAACTCGTAGACGCGCCGCTGCATGGCGTTGAGCGTCGCTGGCCCCAGCGAGTCCGCAGCAGCGGCCGAGGTGGCAGATCCGTTCACGCTCGGTGCTCGCGTGGCGAAGAGCGGGCCGGCGTCGGCGTCTTCTATTCCGTAGTGATTCATCACAAGTCCTTTTGTGTTTTTGCCGGGTTACGCCCGGCGCGTCCGACTCACCGCCGGATCAACGGCGTCGGCTGCGGTTGTTACTCGCCACCTACCGCTAGGCGGCCAATGGGGCTTATGGAGGCGAGCCGCTGCCAATGGCGTGGCTAATCTCCTGTCCAGTTCGTGCCCGGCCGTGGCCCTGCGTCGCCAAGCGTTTGGGGCTCCTTGCCCCAACGCTCACGCCACGCCTGACGCACAGCCAACTCGTCTGCGTATGGCCGAGCCATGGCCATTGATTCCATAGAGACGGCGTTGGCGATCTTCATGGCGTCGTGCTTGTTGCCAGCCGTCTGGATTGCCGTGATGGCCTCGTCAATCGTCATGCCGTCACCTCGTGCTCGGCGGCTTCGTGCGGGAAGTCGGTGCCACGGTCCTCGGGCTCAACGGTCAACGACGGCACTTCCTGCTTGCCGGAAAACCTCCGGTGCTGCAGCGGCTCGGGGTGGTGGTTCACCGTCACGCTCACCTGCGGCTGACGCATCCGGTCGGCCTCGTCTGGGTCAACAATGCCGCTGAACCCAAAGGCGTAGCGGATGGCCTGGATGGCTGACTTGTGGCGAAGCATTCGGGCGGGCCACTTCTTCCATGGCTCCGTGCCCTGGCGGCACTCGGCTAGGTACTCGGTGACTTCCACCGGATGGCTGCGGTCCTTGCGATGCACCTGGGCCGTGATCGCCACCAGCTGCCCGTCATCGCCCAGGCGGTCAACGAACGTGATGCCGTCGTAGGCAGAGTGGTTGTTCGCCATCGTCATCCACCCGTCGATGCCAACGATGGGCTGTATGCCGCCGGCCCGTGTCGGGAAGGCGTAGATTTCCTTGGTCACAGGGTTCAGCCCGTACTCGTTGGCCACGAGCAGGAAGGCAGCGAACTGCTCCTTTGTGGCCTTGTCGCAGCCACAGGTAGCACGCACCGTGGCCTCAAAGGCCGCTGGCTCCATGCCAAACTTCGTGGCCATGCTCAGCAAGATGCTCTTGCGGTCGTTCGTGTTTGCAATCGTCGTGGTCATCGCGTCCCTTTCTGCGTTGTAAAAAGCCCGCTCCGCGTCCTGCTCGGCGGGTGGTAAGTGCGTCCTTGCTGCCGGGGCTCCGCCCCACTCCTTCCGCTCAGCGGTTCCACCGCCTTGCGTTCCCTTGTTTCAGTGCGTGATGTCAGCGACGGGCACGTAGACCCAGCTGCCATCGGTGTTGACGCAGATTTCGCCGCGATCGTTCACCCATTCAACGCGGCCACTCCAGCGGCGACCGCAGGTAGTGCCGCTGACGAAATCGCCAACGGCGGGCTCTCGCGTCTTGTGGGCGGGGCTCAGCGTCTGCTCGTGCAGGCCGGCGACGGCGGCGAGGTACTCGTTTTCATGTGCGTCCATTGCTGTGATTCCTCTTGTGTTCCCATGTCCACCAACCCCATTGCGGGGAGGAGTGTAAACGGGGGGGGGGGGGGGGCAATACTCATGCCAAATGGCCGAGAAAAAAAGGGAAATCCTGTTGTTTCCGTGGTGCGTAACTTGTTGATTCAGTCGTGGTGGCTGCCCCACCCGCTGTGGTCGCGGTAGTGTACAACCGTCCACCTACAGGGCAAGCGTCTGTACGAAGATTCCAGTGCTGTGGTGTTAGTCCTCCCCGCTGCGGCATGCCGGTAGCGTCACTTAGGCTATTGGCTAGCGTCACTTTGTCAACGGTGGAAAACACTGGCCACGCTGGCCAGCAGTTCCAGCAGATCGTGGACTGCTCGAGCAGCCGGCGAGTCGCAGCCGAGCTCCTGGCCTAGGCGGACGAGAACGAGCGATTGCAGGGCGGCGTTCCAGTTGCGTTGCATGGCGTGGCCCTTTAGCTATTGGTTTGTGGCGGGAC